ACGCACTAAACGTTGGGCAACTGTTTCGTAAAGCGATAAATCAAAATGCGCCATTGTGTGCCGCCAATTCTTTTGTAGCGGTTAATTCGCTCATTGACCAGAGCTGTGACTGTGGCACAAACCATGCAGGATTAGGTACATCTGTACGCCAATAGCATTCGTGCTCGATTTCGTTGCTTAGCATCCAGCCACGAAATGTGACTACATCGTATGTGTCGTTGACTGTGCCTAATACGTATACGCCTGCAGGGTTAGTTATTTTTTTTATGAGACAACCAGCGGTTAGCAATGTTGCTTTTATTTGGTAGCCCATAACATCGGTGCTTAGCCGGTCATACGGTCTGTAACTAAACGGTACGCCTAGCCATTTAGCAAACGCTAATTCGGCTGTGTAACCAATTTTTGTTGTGCCAGCGGTATTTGGGTGCACAAAACTTTCGCGTTGTTTACGCAACTTTATTTGTGCTTCGCACGTTGCAACAATGTTTAATACTTTGTTTTTGTCGTGCTGGTCAAGTCTGACTATTACCTGTTCACTGCTCATAGTTTCTCCTGCTCGTCGGTATAGGTTTGATTTTAGCACAAGCTTTTAATCCAGGGTGACACCACAACACTTTTGTTGGGTTGGTGGCGTGTCGAAAGCCGTGCATTGTTAAACCGCATTTTTTACAAAGCTTTAATAACATTTATGGCAGCGCGTAACACTGACGCATTAAAGCGCGTCTGCTCGTTTGCAATAGTCATGTTTGCTTCGTACATTATTGTTAGCTCATCTAGCAAAATGCTGTGGTCAACTGGTTCAGGGCGCGGAACATGATTTGGGCGCACTATTTCGTCAATCATGTTTGTAAACACTTTGCCCATTTTGTCGCTGTAGTTGTTTGGGTACATCTGTCGGGTCTCCTCTGTTATGCCGGGTTCGGGAAATGGTATTTCGGTCATGGTTTGGGCAGCGCCCATGCTGACCAGCCAACCATACGCCATAGGTGTAACGCGGCACGGATATTCACATCTGGGTTATATAAATCATCAAGTTTTTTGATGTAACCCTCTTTTATTAGCCATGTTTGATGCACGCCATTTATCTGAAATAATCCTCGACTGCCGTTGTTGCTGTCAGCTGCGTTTAGAGCTGTTGGTAGGCATCGGCTTTCGCGTTGCATGACACGCAAAATCATTGGTGACTCACTTATTGGCCAGCCAGCCAAAATGGCATCGTTCAAATATTCCATGCAACCCTTGTATGGCAGCGTGGTGCTTGGTGCAATAGTTGGTGGCACAACACTGTTCAGCACAGTGGTGATTTGACCGGTTATCGGTGGATGGCTCTCAGACGGCTTACTAGCGTCCCAGAGCAACGTAAACGCCGCTAAGCCAGTAATGAACCATGCGCCTATTTTGATGCTTAAAAACGTCATTTTTTCTCCAATTGGTATGGGGTGCCCCAGCTGTCGCCAATCGCATTTTTGAACGCAATTTGCGCGTGTAGCACTTTGTCTGTTACAGGGTCACGAAATATCTGTACAAGCACCATCTGTTCAGTGTCTAAATGTGTGGTGTAAACCTCGTACACATAAGTTTTGGCGTCTGCCATTTGCGTCTCCAATCGTCGGTACAACGACCATAGAGCATCACTGTGGCAATTCGGTGAATACTCTCTGAAACGCTTGTTTTACAAGGTTTGGCTGGTCTGCCATCTGAGGATTTATCTCAATGTGCAGCCAATCTCCACCGGGTGCGCCGTGTATTTCTGGCTTGCTGTACGACTTCCACGCTTGACGGTCACAACGCCAGCCACGCCCAAACGCTTTTGGGAAATAGTCCAGCACACACTCGACGCCTAGCGCATTGGCGTTGGCTAACACAATGTTGATAAACGCAATAGTGCCTTTACGGTTTGCGTCTGGATGCTTTTCTGACGGTCTGTAAGACAAGTCAACTGCTCGACCAGTGGCATGCACAGATAATGAACCAGGTGTACCGCGCATATCGCGTACACCCCAACTGCCGTTATTCCAGAACGCGCCTGCACCATGTTTGATGGCTTGCCTAATCCATTCATCCATGCCAGCACGAGGGCCTGCAGCTGCACCGTCACTGTTGCCTGTGTACGGCTTAGAGCCAATGACGTCAGGGAGTGCTGGTAGTACTGCCATCGGCAGGCTTTCGTTTAAGGCCGTTGGCGGCAACTAGACCAGACAACGTGCCGGTCATAAACACTGTAAGCGTTGACAACAAGTCAATAAATTGTGCGTCATTTGGTGATTGCTCTAGCGGCTGCGTGACAAATAGCAGGCCGTAAACAAACCCAATAACGGTGATTGCAAACGTCACTGCGATTGTGCAACCAACGAACACAATCATGCGTGCGTGTAAGTGCTCTATTTCTGCTTTATCTTTAGCCATTGCTCACCCTTTCGCATTGTGCAATCGTCGAGCATCGTGTAAGCGCGCTGTTCCTTACTTTAATTGGTGCGTTTGTGCGTGTTGTTTCGCAAGCGGTCAAGATAAGTGCGAACATGACGCTAGCCAAGTAGTAGCGCGGCTTCATCGGCTGTAATTCCTAGCCTGTCAAGTACGGCCTGTTTTGCTGTGGCTTTATCGGCTGCAATTTTGGCTTGCGTTTTGTTTGCGGCTTGGTCTATTTCATATTGGGCAAACTCGGCATCGTTCATTTCGCGCACATCGTCACCGATTTGTATTTTGGGTTTAACTGTTGCTGTAGCCATAAACCTTGTAACTTCCTGCAAAATTGCCTGCCGATGAAATTAAACTAAACGCATCAAAACTTGTTGCAGTTAAAAAAGTACCGCCACCGCTATAAAAAGATATTGCGTTTACACCAACATTGATACCAAAACCAGTACCGCCAACGCGAGTAGAAACCGTTTCCTGTGGTGACAAAATATCTAATGTTAAACCGCTATTTGATAAACCTGCTTGCTGATAAGTAAAAATAAACTTGCTGTCTGTTGCAGCGTTAATGTCGTATCTGGTTCCGTTAGCACCCAGACCGTTCATGCCATAAAAATAAACTGCAGATGTGTTATCTGTGCCGCTAACCCTCATACGCATTTGTATTGACGCACCGTCTGTACCGCCAGATGTAATGTTCAGAAACAATTTGTAATTTTGATATGTTGACGTAAAAGTTGAGGCAGGCGCGGAAACACTTGTTACAGCACTAAATGATGCGCCAGTAATGTAAGTAAGTGCGCTAGCCGTTGCAGGCCCAACGGTAGCCCACGCCGCGCCATCGTAATATTGCACAATATTGCTGGCCTCAATGTAAGCAAGTTGACCCTCTGCTAACGCTTTGTTACTGCCACCAAAGGCTGCATCACGCGTGACGGTTGTAGCAAAAACTGGTACGCCTGTGCCGGCACTTAGGTTTTGCTGTGCGGCGGTCAATACTTGATTGGCTACAAACAATGGAACAGTGGTCTGCGTATTTGCCATAACGGTACTTTATCCTATGCCAGCGCATTGGTGGTAGATAGCACACCAAACGTAATGTCATCTAAAATGAAGTCATTAAGAATGATGGTTGGTGATGTCCACAAGCTCATGCGGTGCCCGGTATTCATGTCGATAACGTGGTCAATGCCTTCAACTGATAAATCCTGTGTCACGGTGGTGGGCGTACCGCTGGCAAACGACTTGGTGATGGTGACGGTCTGGCCTATTTCTATGGGTGCTAACGCTGTTTTTTGGGCATCGGTCAAACTGGCAAATGTGGTTGACACGTTGGTGAAACGCGGTTTAGGTATTGGATAAAGCAAGTAACTGGCCAGTGTGGCAGCTTGCGCGTCGCTGGAAAGCAAACTGTCTGTAATTGCTTCCGTTTGCTTAAAATACTGGCTAATTGAGTCTGCGTCGCTAGCGTTTTGCAAAGTACCGCCAGACTCAATAGTGATATTGCTGTTGTTAATAACCGATTGCTGGTCAAATTCCACCACAATGTTGTCGTACGGCGTAGCCGTATTGGTGTCGTTAAACGTGACGGTAGGCGCTGCCAAAGTGGTACCGATACGCGGCTGGGCTGTTAGCACGTTTGTACGGCTACAAAAAATACGGCCCTGTTCGGCTTGCTGAATACGGTTTAAATAGGCGTTTACGTTGGTGCCACTAGCGATGGTGTAAGCCCCCAGCGTGGCTGTAGGGCTGGCTGTAAGGGATGTAGTGCCTGTGTACGCTGCGGCTGTCAAAACGGCTGTAATGCGTGCTGACGAGGTTTGGCTACTGGTAGCCGTAGATGGCAAACTGCCTTGTGACAGCACATAAATGTCGTCGGCAGCAAATATTTGGTAACTGGTCAAACCGCCCAAATTGTATTGCTGGTTATATGTTGTCACTCGACCAGTAAACAAGTATTCGCCGTTACGGCTTAAACGAATTTGACGCAACGGTGCCAAACCCGGCTGTTCGGTCAACGTGTTGTAATACGCGCTAGATGTGTTTAACGGGTCATAAGCACGGTTTGTGTTGGGCACACTAATGCTGACCGACATGGTGCCGGGGCCAAACACATCTAGCGGTTTGTGTCGCCCTCGACTAATACCAATGTTTTGTACTACGGACGTAATGTCCACGTAATCGGTGCCGTCGCCGTCAAGCACAGCTGTGCCGTCAAGTGTTGAGTCATCTAAGTAGAACGCTGACGAGTCGTAACCCGTAGACAATTCAAGCAAATAAGTGCCGCCAGTTATGACGGTTGAGCCAGCCATTACTTAATCGCCAAGTTAAGTGGCCCGTAAACTTGCGAGTATTGCGTAAGCGCGTCAACAACGCTTCGCCCAATGTCGGCTGCAGACGAGATACCGCCAGACACGTTAATAGTCACGGGGTTGCCTAATCCTGCTGCTTGCCAGTCGGCGGCAGTAAACGCGTAAGAGTTATCTCCACCGCGATTGGTTGCGGCAAAAGATGGGCCTTGACTTCGTGAGCCGCCACCACCACCACCGCCGCCAACGGACATAGGTGCTGCAGGACTAGGCATAGCCGGCATTGTTTGCAAACCTGCCAACACTTGACCAACACCGCCCTCACGCGCTGCGCCAGACCCAACTGACGCACCACTGCTACCGCCACCAATGCTGCCTAAATTAAGTGTGGGCAACGATGGAATGTCTGTAAACGGGTTAATAAGGTTCATGCCTCGAATGATGAGATTTATAGTGCTAATCCAAGCGTTAGCAAAAATCTCAAAACCGTTAATTAAGCCGTTAAGAACACCGTTGACAATGGTGCGGAATGTCTCAAATTTGTTGTATGCGTAAATAATGCCAACTACGAGAGCTGCAACACCTGCCGCAATAGCGGTAAACGGGTTGAGCGCCATAGCAAAGTTGACTGCCAAAATGGCTACAGATATTGCGGTGATTGCGCCAGCAATAGCCAAAAATGCTTGTGGGTTGTTTTGTGCCCAATCAGCAAACTTTTGTAACACTGGCAACACCTTTTGCACGACTGGCAACAACGCTGCACCAATTGACTCTTGCGTTTCGTCTAACGAGTTTTTAAGTATCTTAAAACGGCCTGCAGCTGTGTTTGCTGCGGTTGCGGCTGCACCACCAAACGTGCCGCCTAAGACGTTCATTACGTCATCAAGTGTTGCGCCGTCTTTAATCATGGCTTTAATCTCTGGTGACAAAGCTTGTAGGCCTTTCATGTTGCCGCCATATGCCTTTGCCAATGCATCAGAAACTTCGGCCAAAGATTTGTTAGACCCTATGGCTATGTCTTGGGCAAGTGACAGTGCCTCTGTTGCTGTAGCAATGTCTTTTGTGCCAGTGACTAACACCGCAAGCGCTGGCCGTAATTCGCTGTCAGCTGTGCCGGTAGCCCTCGACATCGCGCTAATCATGTCCTCTGTAGCTTTTACTTGTTTAGTTGTTGCGCCTGTGACGTTGTTTAATGTCAACGCCAGTTGGGCTTGCTGGGCTTCATCTTCTGCGGCAGCTTTAACAGCCAACGTCAACGCCGCTGTCACAGCGCCAAGCGCGGCTGCGGCTGGTACTGCCGCTTTCTTAATTAAAAAATGGGCTTTTTCGCCTGCCGTTTCTAACTGATTGAAATCTTTAATTGCACGGTCAAGCGCTTTACCGTCGTACTCCGCAATAATTGGTATAGACAGCATTAGATTGACTGCCTAACCACTCGCGCTGTATCCAAAATCATCTTTTTCATCGGTTCCTCAATCGCTTTACGCGCCTTATACACGGCTGGCCCGATAAGTC